AACTTAATATTTCAGATTCAGTAGGCATATTGGAAGGCTTTCCAATTCTTAAAGAAGAATTTGTAGGTCTCACAATTCAGACACCAAATACAGAAACACCATTAAAACTTCTATTTAGAGTAAATGATGTTCTTGATTATGAAGCACATGAGAATCTCAAAAATGCGACATATACACTTCAATTAGTGTCACCCGATATGATCCGAAATTCAAAAACTCTTATAAACAGAAAGTTTGATGGATCCGCTGATGATCTTATCAAAAAAATACTTGAGGAAGATTTAAAAACAGCTAGAGATATTAATTTGGAAAAGACAAGTGGTCTTATAAGTAAACAGTTAAGTAAACTCACTCCGTTCCAAGCTATTGATTACATCAGACAAAAATCATATTCAGTTCAATATAACTTTTCTCGTCTATTTTTCTTTGAGTGTAAAACAGGATATAGATTGGCATCTCTTGCTCGACTTATGGATGAAGGTGCAAAGAAAATAGAAAAAGGAACTAATAAAGAATTCTTCTTTGACACTACTAGAAAAATCAACGTAGAAAGTATCACAATTAGAAATATTCTTGCATATAATAGACCTAATAGTGGTGATAGATGCTCTGTTTTGGGTCTGGGTGGACTTACAAATGTTGTAAATTCCATAGATATTCTCACCGGTGAATACAAAACTTATACGTACACTGATAATATTGGATCTGATAAGTTTAAAACAGCATCAGGTAAAGATGGTGCAGCACTGAATAGTACTTCCGCCACAAGAATCGACGGACAAAGTGCTGGTGTGACTAGAGGAGTTCCCGTCTCAAGTGCTGCCCCCTCAACACTTTATCCACAAACATTAAGTACAGGTATTGGTGAAGCAATAAAAGTAGATCAGAATAAAATTCAGATTTTTGTTTATGGTGACACTGATATTGATGTAGGTGATATGATTATATGTCATCTTCCTGCGGCAACTTCGATCGATAATGATAAACCTGCATCAAGACTTTATGCAGGTAACTATTTGGTTGCTAAAATTAGACATATTATTCTAAATAGTGATCGACCACAGCATGCAATGGCTTTAGAGTTAATTAAAGGTGATTTGGGAGATAATGGATGAGTACTACTCAATTTTTAGGTCAAGACGGATTCAGATGGTTTGTCGGAATTGTCGAAGATGTTAATGATGAAATGAAGCTTGGTAGAGTAAAAGTGAGAGTCTTCAATATAGATGATAATACTAAAACTGAAGATCTTAATTGGGCTCAGGTGATGATGCCAACAACTAGTGCAAGTTTCGAAGGTTTTGGTGATACACCACAACTATCCGTAGGATCACGTGTAATTGGTTTCTTCATGGATGGCAAAGAAAAGCAAATTCCAATGATCATGGGTTCATTTCCTATTATTCCAAATATGGATAATGCTAAACACTCTGTTCCTGCTCTTGCTCGTGGGCAGCAGACTATCGGAAAGGAAAAGGCGCATCCCGTCGAACCTGATTCAGCATATGCTGCTGAATATCCTTACAATCGAGTTATTCAGACTAGAGCCGGGCATGCTATTGAACTTGATGATACACCAGGGCAAGAACGAATCCATATCTTTCATAAATCCGGAACATCAATTGAGATTAATGCCGGTGGTCGAATGGTAATAAAATCTGTGGGTGATAGTTTTGATATTGTGGGTGGTGCTAAAAAGATCGCCATAAAAGGCGACTGTAATCTCAGTGTTGACGGAACTTTAAGTGCTATTGTAAAAAGTGATGTTTCAATTAATACAAATGGAAATATGTCATTATCGGCAGCTGGTAGACTTAATTTGAATGCAGAGAATGGAATTTCACTTAATTCTGGCACCGATGTTACCGTGGCTGCTCCAGGTGGTTTAAATACAACCGTGGGTGGCATTAGATCAGTAACTCATGTGACTCCAGGTGACGGTGTAAATGATGTTATTATCGCTGGAGGAAGATCATTCACGTTTGAATCTGGTATTTTGACGGAGTCTAAGTAATGGCTAATCAACCAATACCTTCAGCAATACAGGCTATGATTAATGCAGATAAGCCTATTAAAGTAGATCAAGCTAAACTTAATAAGAGTTTGACTGAAATTACTGCTGCTACTGTAATTCCACCAATACCAGTAAACCCTTCGAAGCTATCCGGTGATTGTAAAATAAAATCAGATAAACAAGTTCGAGATTCTAGAGCAAATAAAGGCTCGACTCTTGCAAAACGAATTAACAAACTCACAAAAGAAATCGAAAAAGTAACTGATTGTGATGCGCTTCAACAAAAATTAGAAAAGGCGATGAATGATATTGGAGATGAATTAGATTCACTCACAAAGCCAATTCAGAAAGAATTAGAAAAATTATTTCCATTAATAAAAGTTCCTCTAAATCCATTTAAACTACCTAAATTCATTGTAAAGCAAACTATAGGTAAAATTCTTCCAGATATTGAAGCACTCATAGACCTCATTGGTCGTATTGTCGAGGTCACCAAAGCACTTGCAAAACTTATTTCTGTCGCACAAAAATTGGAAGAAAAACTTAAGGCTTGTGCACTAGAAGAAGTACAAAAATATGAACGAAAAGCTAAAGATGCTGTAGAAAAAGCAGCATTAGACTTAGAAAAGAAAATAGCTAAGTCGATTGCGAATAGTATCTGTGAAACATTAAATGATGCTGGTATTACATTAAATGATCTAGATGATGCATTAAGTGCAGTCAAGACAATTCAAGATGCAATTAAAACTGGTGAATCGGTAATGGATGGATCTATTATCGGAATTAATCAGTCTTTATCCGTAATTGATTCTCATCAGTCTACTGTTCAGACATTAACTGGTATTCCACCTGTACTTGATACATCATCTATTGACAATTTTATTACTTCAGTCAATAGTCCTGATTATACACAATACAAAGACAATGTCAACCAAATAATGAATCTACCAGAACCAGTAAATGAACAAGCACCAATTATCACAGGGACTGCGGCTGTAGGAAATACAGTTGTTTGTTCCGATGGAACTTGGAGTGCTAATGGTGTAAGTAACAATGCTATGTTCACATATTCGTACCAGTGGTCTAGGAATGGAACAGACATTTACGGTGCAAATACCAATACCTACATTCCAGTTCTAGATGATCTAGAATGTAATCTATTCTGCACTGTAACCGCAGAAAATCACACTAACATCGAACAAGCACAATCAGCACCAATTGGACCAGTTATCTTTAGTTTAGCTCCTGCCAATATGCCAACAATCAGCGGACTTGCTAAAAATGGTCAGACACTCACTTGCTCAACCGGAACATGGCCTTCTTCTGTAAAAACAATTCAATATGAATGGTCTCGTTTTGAGACAGCAAACACAGTTCAAACACTTTCAAGTAACAATCAATATAAAGCAACTTCGGCTGATATAGGATCTTCATTGGTGTGTAAAGTTTATGGTCAGACCTCCAAGTATTTGCTCAGTGTAAATACTTCAAACACAGCAATTGTAATCGCATAAGAGAGACAAAATGGCTATTTCAAGATTAGATAAATTTACACAAAGTTCTGCCAAACTTACTCAGAGATATTCAGATTTTCTAATTGATCTGAATCCACACCCTGTTGTAAAAGATATTGTGAAATATATTGATGAAATGGCGGTTAATAAAGCTATTCGGAATCTAATACTTACAGATCGCGGTGAACGACTATATCAACCAGACATAGGTTCCAGTATTCGAAGTATGTTATTCGAACCTATGAGTTCTGCATCCGGCGAATTAATTTCTACATTTATACAAAGTACTATCAAAGACCACGAACCAAGAGCTGTCGTTTTACAAGTAAATGTAGTTCCAAATTATGATAAGAATCTATACTCTGTGACGATTGTCTATATGGTTATAAATAAATCAGAACCTACTACACTTAATATAGCTCTAGAGAGAATACGTTAATGGCAAATTCAAGTATCATTCTTAGTTCACTCGACTTTGATACACTCAAAAACACATTCAAGTCATACCTAAGAACACAGGATAGATTCAACGACTACGATTTTGATGGGTCGAATATGTCTGTTCTATTGGATCTGCTATCATACAATACATTTCATAATTCATTCTATTTGAATATGATTGGTAGTGAAATGTTCTTGGACTCTGCACAGTTAAGAGATTCAGTAGTATCACATGCTAAGGAACTTAATTATACACCACAGTCATTCAAGTCCGCAATTGCTAGTATTGCTATTGTAGTCAAGACATCCGATTTAACTAAGACTTCTTTACTTGTTACCAAAGGTACTACATTTACAAGTAATCAGTTTAATCGTAACTTTACATTCTCAGCACCAGAAAATATTGTTCTCACTGAGTATGAGATTGCAGACGGATACAAATACTTCGGTGGCATTTTTGATATCTATGAAGGTTACTATGTAACTGATACATTCACATATTCATATGATAATTATGATCGAATGATTCTATCAAATAAAAATGTTGATATATCCAGCATTACCGCAACTGTTTTTGAAGATGGTGGTGCCAATCCAATTCTTTATAAACTAAGTAAATCACTTTTTGATCTAAATTCTTCGTCTCAGGTCTTCTTCATTCAAGGTGCTGAAAATGATTCTTATGAACTCATTTTTGGTGATGGTGTGAATGGGCGCAGACCTAAGAACAATTCCGTAATTGCAATCGAGTATAGAATTAGCAATGGTGAACTTCCAAATGGTTGCACCACATTTATTCCTGACTCACCGATCAGTGGCGAGACAAACATTACAGTTTCGACCATTTCAAATGCGGCTGGTGGTTCTGTTTCAGAATCAATCGAGTCAATCAAGTATAATGCGCCAAGACATTTTACAACACAGGAACGAGCTGTCACAACAGAGGATTATCAGACTCTTCTCAAAGGTCAGTTCCCTGAAGTGAATACAGTCTATGCATATGGCGGTGAAGATTTAGACATTCCACAGTATGGTAAAGTTTTCATAGCTGTTGATCTCAAAGAAACTGATATTCTTCCAGATTCCAAAAAAACAGAATACTACAAATTTTTAAAACCAAGATCTCCAGTCTCAATTGATCCAGTCTTCGTGTCACCAGACTACATGTATCTAGGTATTACATCGACCGTAAAGTATAATGTGAATGTCACAGGTTTGAGCCCTAGCGATATTAAGACTATTGTGTCATCTTCGATACTTTCATATGCAATTAACAATCTAAACACATTTAATAAGACATTTAGATATTCAAAACTTACTCAACAAATTGACAACTCTCAGCTTTCAATCATCTCAAATGAAACTGATGTCCAGTTAATCAAGCGAATAGTTCCTAAACTTTCAACTTATGATACATTCAGTGTTAAATTCAATACTCCACTTCTAATTAAGAATTTTGGTTCACTGAATTATAGTGTATATTCTTCATCATTTACATATAAGGGTCTAAGTGCGTTTGTACGAGATGATGGAAACGGAATACTTAATATAGTCTCTGGTCTAAACGGATCTGTGATTACAAACATTGGTACAATTGACTATACTACTGGGACACTTAATTTGATAAACTTTATTTTAGATGCATACAGTGGAACAAATTTCACATTTTATGGATACCCACTAAATAAAGACATATCAGTGAATAATAATGTGATCCTAAATATCATTAGTAGTGATCTATCTATTACAGCAGAAGCAATAAGAGGATAATTCATGTCTATTGAGACCAAAATTTCTCCACTTATTGAGAATATGTTTCCTTCCTTTTATAGAGAGGAAGGTCCAAATTTTGTTGCATTTGTCAAAGCTTACTACGAATGGTTGGAAGAAAATTCTCAGTTACTCACACTTGAGGATAATACCAACTTTAATGTTGGTGATATTTTAACTCAGGGGTCTGTAACGGGAACTTTAATTTCAATTCTCGATTCCAATCTTCTGGTTGTTGTGGATGGTCTTGAAACATTCAAGTGTATTACTGTATGCTCGGATCTCACTCCAATCACAAGTTCATCTGGTGGTTCCTCTCGTATAAAA